GTAGAGACAGTAAAGGAGAATAAATTTGAAAGATGTTTTCAACCAGTACCAGAAAAGTTTAGAGGCAAGGAGACGGGTAATAAAATACTTAACGATAGCTGCAAGTTTTGTTCTTATCGTTTTAGCTGTTGGCCTACTCTAGTAGAGAGACCTGCTGTAAAGTCACAGGCTAAGAACCCACCGATTGTAAATTATATTGGTGATGTAATTGCCTAACGCAAAACAATTTAGAGCAGCACGAAAGTATGGGTATCGTAGTGGTCTTGAACTAAAGGTATCTGACTATCTCAAAGAACTTAACGTAGACTTCTTATATGAGAAGGTTAAGATTGAGTGGGAAGACCTAGCGTATAGAACATACACACCCGATTTCGTGCTGCAGAATGGAATCATTATTGAAACAAAGGGCATGTTCACTGCAGCAGATAGGCGTAAGCATATAGCTATTAAGAAACAGCATCCTAATTTAGATATTAGATTTGTGTTTGAAAATAGTAGACGTAAATTACGTAAGGGTGCTAAGTCTACTTATGGTGAATGGTGTGTTAAGTACGGCCTTAGATACTATGACAGGATAATTCCTGAAGACTGGCTAAAAGAAAAAGGCAAGAACAAGCATCCAAAGTTTATTAAATTTGGCGGCACAAAAGTAAAAAGGAGATAAGTATGAAAATAAGAGACAAACTAGCTAAAGAAATACAGAACGAAGACTTACTCATACGTGTCAGGCCATTTGCTGATAATGATGGTAAGTGGACAGGCGAAGTTGATATATCTATAATGGCTATGCCCGACAATCCTATGGATGATGAAGACTACTATCAGGTAATGCACTTTGTTAAGATGATGTGTGCCTCTGTGCCTGTAATGGAAGAGGTAGAAGATTTAAGAAATATAGTGCATGAATATGTTAATAAAGTTATTGACAATGAATATGATATTGAGTTAGAACTAGAAGATAAAATAGCCGTAGAGAAAACCTACGATGGTAACGTAGTGCATCTTTCCTTTAACAGCAAAACAGGAGGTTCAGCATGAGTAGACATGAGGATTATATGAAGTTGATGGCAGAGAAAGAGAAAGCTGGTAAGGAAGCCTATAGTGGTAACGTACTTGATATGGTCAACAGTCCACCACACTACAATCAGACAGGCATTGAATGTATCCATGCTATCTCCGCTGCTACTGATAAGGGATTTAGGTATTACTTGCAGGGTAATATAATGAAATATGTGTGGCGTTTTGATTACAAGGATAAACCCCTAGAAGATTTGCAGAAAGCTCAGTGGTATTTGGACAAGTTAATTGAAGAGGTTATGGCAAATGGCAAGAGTTAAACTGTTCATTACCATAGACGTAGACGAAGAGGAGTATCCTGTACCTGCTGATGGGCAGATAGGCGAGGAGATAGAGGATGGCATACGTGAATACTTTTATGATGTAGACGGTGCTAACATAAGAACAATTAGAACCATTATGGAGTAATGAAATGATAAGCAACCTATTACCAACAGACTACCAAAACTTTATTGCTCTTTCCCGATATGCACGATGGAAAGAAGATGAACAGAGAAGGGAGACATGGAGTGAAACTGTCGCTAGATACTTTGATTATATGGCTAGGCATTTACGTGATAGTCACAACTATAAGCTATCTGATTCACTGAGAGGTGAGTTAGAAGAGGCCGTACTCAACCAGAGTGTCATGCCTAGCATGAGAGCGTTAATGACAAGTGGCCCCGCACTTGATCGCTGTCATGTAGGTGGATACAACTGTTCATACGTGCCTGTAGATAGCCCACGTGCCTTTGATGAGACCATGTACATACTTATGTGTGGTACAGGTGTAGGCTTTAGTGTTGAACGCCACTGTATAGACAAGCTACCCACCGTAGCGGAAGACTTCCATCGTACAGATACCGTTATCAAGGTTGGCGATAGCAGACCCGGATGGGCAAAGTCACTGAAAGAACTTATTGCTATGCTATACATAGGCCAGATACCAGCATGGGATGTATCAGAGGTACGTCCTGCAGGTGCTAGGCTCAAGACATTTGGTGGCAGAGCATCAGGTCCACAGCCATTAGTTGAGTTGTTTGAGTTTGTTGTGCAGAAGTTTAAGGGTGCAGCAGGTCGTAGGCTCTACCCAATTGAGTGCCATGATATTATGTGCAAGATTGGTGAGGTTGTAGTCGTAGGTGGTGTACGTAGGTCGGCACTCATTAGCTTATCTAATTTAAATGATGACCAGATGGCTCATGCTAAGTCAGGTAAGTGGTGGGAGTATGAAGGACAACGTGCGTTAGCTAATAACTCTGTAGCATACAAGGTAAAGCCTGAGATGGGTACGTTCATGCGTGAGTGGCTGTCTTTGTACGACAGTAAGTCAGGTGAACGTGGTATCTTTAACAGGCAGTCAGCTATCAAGCAAGCAGCTAAGAACGGTAGGCGTGAGACAGACCATGACTTCGGTTGCAACCCTTGCAGTGAGATAATCTTACGCCCATATCAGTTCTGTAATTTGTCAGAGGTAGTAGTGCGTGAGAGTGATACACCTGACACACTCAAGGAAAAGGTACGACTAGCTACTATCCTTGGCACATTCCAAGCTACGCTAACTAACTTCAAGTATCTACGTAAGATATGGAAAGATAATACAGAGGAAGAAAGACTACTTGGTGTATCCCTAACAGGTATCATGGACAATAATCTAACAGCTACTACAGGTGATAAACTTGCTACAGTCCTTGAATTACTTAAAGATACAGCAGTGCAGACTAATGCAGCAATGGCAAAACAACTTGGCATCCCACAGTCTACTGCAGTTACGTGTGTCAAACCTAGCGGCACCGTGTCGCAGCTTACTAATGCAGCCTCTGGTATTCATGCAAGGCATAACCCATTCTACATACGTACTGTACGTGGCGATAACAAAGACCCACTCACACAGTTTCTTATGTCACAGGGTATACCAGCAGAGGCAGATGTAATGAAGCCAGATAGCACAACAGTATTCAGCTTTCCTATGCGTTCACCTGAAGGTGCAGTCACTAGGACACAGATGAATGCCATTGAGCAGCTTGAGTTATGGCTTACATATCAACGTCACTTTTGTGAACACAAGCCTAGTGTAACCATATCTGTGAAAGAACACGAGTGGATGCAGGTAGGCTCATGGGTATATGACCACTTTGATGAAGTATCTGGTATCAGCTTCCTGCCATTCAGTGAACACACATATCAGCAAGCACCTTATCAAGACATAAGTGAAAAAGAATACAAAGAGTTCTTGACAAAGATGCCAAAGAATGTAGACTGGTCATTGCTGCAAGAGTTTGAGAAAGAGGATACCACTTCAGGTGGGCGTGAGTTAGCCTGTACTGCAGGTGTGTGTGAGATTGTGGATATAGAGGCAGCGTGATATGAATTGCTGGCACTGTAACGCAGAGTTAGGATGGGTAGGAGACCATGATGCAGATGAACTGACGGACGATAGATACACTATACTTAGTTGTCTTGAGTGTCCAGAATGTAAGTCTTGGGTTGAAGTTTACTACCCTAACCTAGAGCATGAAGACCACAAGCAGAAAGGAGAACTGAATGAAGGAAGTATTAGTAAATGCAGTACGTTCCCATCTAGCAGGGAACATTAACAAACACCTAGCAAATATACAGGTGTACATGAATAACACAACAGGTATCGGCGAACACTCTGATATTGTAGAGACTATAGAACTAGAACTTGAACAGGTGGCTAACTACCACGATAAGTTAGAAATGTTAGTGAAGTATTTTATTCAACCACAACAAAAACAGGAAGAAGAGGATAATGAAGATGCTGTTTAAAAGATTTTCACCTAATCCCTATACAGGAAATCCAATGTACTACAAGGACAATCCTGAATCTGTACGTAAACGTGATGCACAGAGGATGTATGTTAATGGGAAAGAAATTTCTAAGAAACATCCTCTGCATAAACCCGGAAAGTACAAATCATTAGATGATGCTTGGTCGCACAATAAGATTGAAAGTGTAGATCAAGGAGAAGTATATATCATTGTTAATGATGCGTGGCCTGAGTGGGTTAAAGTTGGTAAAGCTGTAATCTCTCAAGACAGACTTAAAGGATATCAAACATCTTCGCCGTTTCGTGACTATCGGATTATTGCTACATTGTCCACAGACAACAGGCACGAAAAAGAACGTGAGATGCATAAAATCTTTAACCATTTCGCAGAAGAACGTAAAGGTGAGTGGTTTAAGATTGACAATGTAACTGCAATTAAATTGTTTAACTATCAAATACAGGAGAATGCAAATGCGGCGTAACGGACTAAGTAAATATGATGCTCCACTCCGTATACAATATCAGTGGGGTTATGATGCTTTTAGAAGAGGCGGTAAATTAAATAAGGTAGGTAATAAAATTATTTACCAAGAACATCGTTCTGCTATTGACCCCAATACTATGCAAGCACGTGAGTGGCAACGTGGCTGGAACGATGCTTACTATGAGCAGCTAGAAGAGGTGCAAAGTAATGAACAAGCTAGAGCAGGAAGCTAACAACTGGATGAAGGAGAGAAAAATGATGAGTAGTATTACGGCTACTGAATATCAGATACGTGCTGCAGAGACTGCCATCTTTCCAAAAGAAAAAGCCCTTGAGTATATTACTCTGGGGCTTACTGGTGAGGCTGGTGAGATTGCTAATAAGGTAAAAAAATTAATACGTGATGGTGCTGATATTGAGGGTTACAATGATAAGAAGAACCAGATAGGTGCAGAGTTAGGAGATGTCCTATGGTACTGCGCTATGCTTGCAAAAGAAGTGGACATGAATCTTGGTAGTATTATGGAAAGTAATCTTGAGAAGCTGGCAGACAGGAAAGCTAGGAATAGATTACAAGGGGATGGAGATAACAGATAAAGTGAGGGGGCTTAATTGCCCCCTTTTTTTATTTATCTTTGCGCTGCCGCAAGCCTTTTTCCTAAAGCTATAGCTTTCTTTAGGTGATTCACTTCAGGCTCTAGTTCTTGCATTTCAACTACAGTCTTACCATCATATGCATTTTTATAATACTCATCTGCTAACCGTGTCTCTACATCATTTAGCTTTGAATATTGCGCACGGTCAAAGGGTGTGTAGGGTTTACTTTTATCTTTGCTGGTTTCTATTTTAGCAGCTTGTGTTGCCCAAGCCTTTAATGTACGCATTCTATTATTTAACATAGCACGTTTTTTATTATCTGACTTAGCTAAGTATTCTTCGGATTGCACTAATCTAGTAATACGTTCTTCAACCATAGGGCCAAGGGCTTTTTTGACTGCAGCATCTGCCATCTTGTCACCTGACCCCGGCACAATCTCAAACCTCTTGATACCAAACCTTTCAAACTCTGCCTCTGCAGGGTTACGTTTAGCCTCACGGCGTAGACCAGTTATCTGACCAACGAGTGGGCTTTGTCTATAGATGTCACCCTCACGTGTTGGGCTTTCTATTGCTGGTAAATCTTTTGCTAGGCCGGGAATGTCTTTTGCTACAGTATTCTTGAGTGCATTAACAAATCTTTCACGCCCACCCACACCTTCAACCTGTCTTGCATCACGCACTACAGCAGCCTCTGTATCGTAAGCAGCTTGGATGTCACGGACCACACGCAGAGGTGTCATACCACCACCAAATATCTCGCCTACATAACCACCCATGATTTCACTCAGGCGTTCAGTTGTTATCGTATCTCCATCGGCACGAATCAACTCATCCGCATTTTCTAGCACGTAGGAACTTGCACCAGTTCTAAATTGTGCGCCTGTAAACGCTTCAAGAAACTCTTTTACGTCTATAGGTTTACTATCTTCATTAGATAGTTTTACTATAATATCTGCTAGTGCTAGATAAGGGGTAAGGGGAAAGAAAGGCCGCAAGTCACTGGTACTACCATCATCATTACGTGCTTCATACAACTTTATATCCTGATTATCCGCACGATATTTAATAGCACCAATTAATGCGGCTGTACCTACTAGGCTTTTAGAAAAGTCTGACCGTGCCTCAGCCAATGCCTTTGATGCTTTTGCCCCTTGTTTCTTAGCAAGGTCCATATCTCCAGCATCTGCTGCTGCTTTAGCCATACTCTTTACATACTTACCCATACCTACTTTATATGCGGCTGTTACTGCACTGGTAGGCATATACTTCATCTGGAATTGTAAAGCATTTACCATAAATCTACCGAATGGAAACGCTGCTGTACCTATAGGGCCGGGAACAGGACCAAGAGTTTCATTAAATTTTAAGAACCAATATCCTGCTGTATCTCCTGCCCTACCAGAACCGGGCTTTGGCATACGTGAAAATGTAAAGTCTAGTGAATCTTCTACAGCTTCTGATAATACCTTGGCAGGTAATGGCCTACCCGCAGCAGCAAACTCTTCAAGGCTCTTGTACTGACCAACCTTTTGCGGATTATCTACAATAACCCCTGCCCGTCTTAGGCGTTTATCAACAGCATCTGTAAAGATTGCCCTACGGAAGAATAAATCCTGCGCAATGTTCAAGCCGTTAAGCATACGAGTTACTTTAGTAAGAGACTCACCTGCACCCTGTTCCTCTAGCGTTCTATCCATACGGGAAGCAAGTCGAGGGTTATGTTTCAACAGTGCATCGGTTAGTTCTGCTGTACCTGTAACGTGACGCATACGGTCAAGTCTACCAAACGCATCACGTACAATACTTGTGGGTGCTTTAACTGCACCAGTAGATGCGTTTCCTGTCATACCCGCATCAAACCCCCTACCAAACTGATATAGTGTAGATTCAATTAAGTCAGCAGACATATCCATAGTTAAACGTGTGCCAGCGGTAGCTATGTTACGTATAGTAGTGGCAACTTGTGTAACCATTAACGCTCTACGCTCACGGTCAACTCTGTGATACATCTCTCCTATTTTACCTAGTGGCCCTACAATACTATCAGCATCACTATCACCTATAATTTGCTTGGCTAACTCAGGATCAACTTCCTTGATACCCTTCATAATCTTACCAACCTTAGATGTTGTCTGTAAATATTTACCTGCATCACTAAAGCTAGTGCCAAACGCATTTACAAACTGTTCAGTTGTCAAACCTGCTTTGGATATAGCACCTTGTAAAGTATCGCCATCTACATCAAGATCGCCTAGTACATCACCTAAACCTTTTTCTTTACCCTCACCTCTTAACATACGTATAGTCTGATCTTGTACACTTTCTGCTGTACCACCTTTAGATTTCTCTAAGGCTTCAGATACGATCTTACCAATGACCTCAGATGCTTTAGTGTCTACATCTACCATCTCACCAAGTCTACCTGACTCAGCAAGGTCTTCAACTACGTTGGTAACAACTCTACCCATACGCTGCATGAGTTCTGTGTTAAACTCTGTTTGAGTTAAGCCACTTTCACCCGCATCTCCTAGCATGTCTAGTGTTTCTCTGCCAGCAGCAGTATCAAATATACCTGAAGCGGATTGAGTGGTTGCTTCCATTGCACGTTCACCAGCTTCTTTAGCAGCCAGTTCTTTATTACGTGCATTCAATTCTTTTGCAATCTTATACTGTTTTATACGAGCCTGTCTTGCGTTTTGTAATAACTTTTCGCCACCTAAACCGCCAGACAACTTAACACCTAGCGCACCACCCGCTAAACCAACAGTGCCGACAAGACCTGCACGTAGCAAACTCTTTTCATCTGGCGTAGCTTCACCATACTTATGTGTAAGCATCTCTACTTCTTGCAGCTTCAAGTCCTGCACAGCAGCAGCACCTGCTTCTACAGCTACACCACCAGCAGCTATCTTACCTGCTTTTGTACCCAGCATACGTTTTGCTGACAGCTTGGCTGCTTCTTCTTTACCTGCTCTTTTAGCTGCTGTAGCTGTGGCTAATTTAGCTGCTTTTTCAATTGCTACTTTTTTACCACCTTCTTTCATGGCTTGTACAATAGCACGAGTAGCTACAGTACTGGCTACCTTACCAGCACCAAAGCCAATGTAGTTTAGCGGATCAGTAATCAGTGCCTTACCAAAGTCACGCATAGCAGATATAGAACTTGTACCACCTTCCTCATAGAAGGATGGCAAGCGGTCAAGCTGACTGTACAGATAACCAAACTTCATACGTTGTTCTTCGTTAGCTGTACGTACCCAGTCTAGCTGTTGGCCTAAGTCAATGCTATTGAACTCAAACTCACGAGTATGAGACAAGAAGCGTTTAAGGTAGTCCTCATTGCTTTCATCTTTCTCTTGCTTACCCTCATCACCCATACGATCTGCACTATACTCACGCAGCATGTCCATATAGTCACCATCAGACGCAAGTTCTTGGAACGACAGCATGTCGTCTGTCTGTTGCTCTTCTGGTGTGTCATATGTTTTAGGTTTGGGGGGAGTTAGTTCAGCAGGGACAGGAACTTCTTCAACCACAGGCTGGGATTCCTCTAAAGATACAGGAACGGGTGCTTCTTCTTGTGGAGAAAGCAATGAGTCAAAATCAAACTCTTGCTGCTCTTCATCTTCTTTCTTTTGAGGATTCAAAAGGGCATCAAAGTCAAAGTCTGTTGCCATTTTAACCCCCTAAAAGTGCAGTGGCATTATTTATTATAGTGTCTATTTGATTTGTTGGTACACCTGCTGCTAACAAAGCGGCTCTAATACTTTCTGGTGGTGTACTAGGATTAGCAGCAAGTACATCAACTACATATTTATTTGGGTCAGCTTTAACTTTATCTGCTGTTGTTTTAGGTTTAGGTTTATCCGCAGCAGACTTGCTGCCTGCAGGTGGTAGCGTATCTTCTGCAGAAGGTTTAGTTTCGCTAGAAGCAGCAGAAATTAGTTCTTTTTGTGTTGACTCATAAACTTTCCCTAAACCTAAAGAATACGCCATATCAGTTGCTTCTTTGCTTTTAGGTGTTCCATCGTCATTAAGGATAGTATCCTTTATAAAATCAGATTCCATTGTAGCTAGTTCTTTCATATAGTACGCTGTAGCACCACTACCCATTATAACGTCTTGGTCGGGTGGTTGAATAGAGACTTGACCCGCTGTTTCTGTAAATTGTAATGTTTTATTTAACTTAGATAACCTTTTTGAATACGATGCTGATATGTTAGCAGCACTCAATCCACTACTTGTAGCACTAGTGTCTTTCGATAATGCTATCCTATTTAACACTGTAAGCATTTGAGCATTTTGTGCTTTTAGTCGTATTTTAGTAGCATCATCTACATCGTTATTCAAAACATCTTTACCCGTAGTCATAATTAATACATTATTTTTTATTTGTTTTTCAATGTCGGGCATTTTAGAAATAACATCTTGTTTATAACGCTCACTAGTAATTAAACCAGTACGGTCAAGCACTCCACCTGTAATGCCACCAATGGCCTCACGTTCACGAGCAGGTATAAGTTTGTTAATGCTTTCACTTATGCCTTTGCCCATGTCCTTCATGCCAAGACCTAGTTTATCAAGTCCTGACATGTCTTGCATTTGAATATCGACACCCTTAACTTCCGTAGCAAAACCTTTATAAGCTTTTTCACGAGTTAAGTCACCATACTGTGATAGGTCAACACCATCTAACTTTAATTTATCTTGTACACTATATTCTAAACCCACATTACGTGTTTCATCAAGTGCAGCAATAAAAGATTCTACTTGATCCACATCTCCACCCGCAGCTTTAAATGCAGCTACACCTTTAGCTACATCTCCACCCATTTCATCTATCATACGATCTAATGCTTTATTAGTTCTTTTATCACGAGCTTCTGCTAAATCCATTTTTTGTGCTTGGCGTTGTTGCCAGAATGTACGTGCTGCGCTTAATTCTTTATCTCGTTTGTCCATAGCCGCACGAAGAGATTTATCAACACCTGACGCTAAACCTGTTATTAATCCTGTACCAAAACTGCCACTAAATAATCCCATTAGTTTCTCCTCGCCATCAAACCAGTTGGTTGACTATCTTCTTCTGTAGGGCTTTCAACCATTTCTTTTGTATCTACTTCACTTAAAGTTTTTTTATACTTCATTGCATACTTGGCAAGTTGTGAATCCCTCGCTTTATTTTTATCAGGATTTTGTAAGCCTGTTTCATATTCAATTCCTGCGCTGTCTCCTAGCATCATAATTAATTCCATAATCAATGGTACAACCAACATACCTACATCAACAGTATGTTTACCTTCCATTACACTAGCTAATTGCATACTATTTGCAATAGATGTAACAGGCACACCCATTTCTAAAATATCAATTAGTTGCTCCATATATTCTTCAGATGTCATATTTGCCATATAATACTCAATAGCTTCATCTACAGTAGAAAACTGCGACGGTTGTTGCCAAGGTCTTGCCCCTAACTCATGTGTTAAAGACATACCGGGAATAGGAGCATCAAACATTTCTTCAGCCATTTTTAATTTCATCCCTGTGTTTACGTATAACCTGCATTTGTTTTGCTACACGAATTGCTGGATTAGATAAATCTAAATCTTCACTCATATTATTATTGTTTGTTGTCTTTGATAATAATCCACCTGTAGATTTTTTTGGTTTATCACTAGGCATATTTTCTATATCCATATTATAATATGCTCTTACTATATCAGTGTGCGCACGAGACATTATGTTTCTCCTTTTTCTTATTTACTACCATATCCATAAGTTTTTTAGTTGCCCATTTTAATGGCGGTACTTTAGCAATTAGTTTAGCATAATTTTCACCGTGTGTCATATACAATGTTTTAAACCATTTAGGAGCATCATATTGTAACCATGTACGGAAAATAAACCATTCTACATTTTTACTGCCATACACTTCACGAGCAACCCAACATGATAAAATCCAAGCAGTACCCAATGTACTAATTAAACTACCGATAGCATTACCTGCTGCGCTTGACGCACCTTCTGCTGCAACATTAGAACGTGTAGCGGCATCTAATTCAGCAATAGCTAAAGCATTATTACGGTCAATTTGATTTTCTGCAGAAGTCCATGCCCACTCCATAGTATCACCAAAGTAGTTCCAAAGATTGTCATAAGCAGTTTTGCTAATATCTAAAATTGCTGAAGCATTTAACTCATTAGCACGATTAATAGCTGCGGTATCTCCTGTAGCTATTTGTCTACGCCATTGAGCATTAGACTGTGCAATTACAAGTTGATTTTGTGCATTGAATTGATCACGTTGATTGTTTAACTCTGCATTAAATCTAGCAACAGTATTTATTTGCCCTGCATTAAACTGTGACTGTGCGTTTTGTTGAGTGGCATTAAACTGTGATACGGTTGTAGCTAGGTTAGCAAAAAATTGATCCGTTTGATTTTGACTAGCAGCATTAAACTGACGTGCTGCATTTTCTGCAGCTTGATCTGTAAACAAAGCCTGTGTGCGTTGTTGCGCTTTAAACAATTCAGTTTGTTGTTGATTAGATAAATTAGCCATATCAACTTGTAAAAAGTTTTGTGCGTTTTGCACTGCAGCTTGTTGACGATTACTTAGGTTAGCTACGTCAAGTTGTGCTAGTGCAGCCGCTTCTGCCATTACAAGGGCTTGTTGATTATTTAAGTTAGCTAAGTTTACACTGTTAGCAATACGTGAGTTTTCTAACTGAACCTGTTGTTCTGCTGTAAAGTTTTGATTGGCAATGTCACTAATCTTACTAGCATTCATTACTTTAGCTTGAAATGCTTGATCAAACTCTTGACCCATAAATCTAGCACGTTGTTCTGCTGCAAGCATTGCCGCCTGTTGTTTGTTCGATAAATTTTGTGATTCAAACTTAGCAATTGTTTGTGCGTCTGCCATTGCAATAGGTAATGCAGACTCCATAGCAGCTTGTACAACGGCTTGACCAGCAAGAGATGATGCACCTAGCCCACGTCCAGCCATAGCGGATGTAGCGGCTCTCATGGCTCCTGCAGCCCATGCTGGTGTAGCACCCCCTTGGAACTGTGTCATTAGACCTGATAGCTGGTCTTGTACCATAGCTTGTGCTGATGGATTAGCCTGTGCAGCGGCAGCATCTGTCTGTGCAGTTACTTGTGCAGCTTTAGTTGCATCTACACCTGTACCTGTAATTAATTCACCTTGTTGTATCTGCCTTTGAACAGGGTTATTAATAAGTATACCTGTTCCTTGAGCAGCTTGTAAATTACCTACAGAGGATTGAGTTTGTTGTGCTGCTGATATTTGAAGTCTAGGATCGTTAGGATCAGCTTTAGCTGCATTTGTTGCGTCTACTACAGCATCTACTTTTGCTGAACTTGTGTCAGCAGTAATAGTGGTAGCAGCAGTTTGACTAGGAGCAGTGGCTGTAGAAGTGGATGCTAGTTGTGTTCCTACACCTACTTGACCTGTTACTGTACCTACACCGGGTTGAATTTCTTGAGAAGGATCAGTTGTTATCATTTCGGGTTTAGTAACACCAGCATCAGGTAATGTAGGATCATACATACGGTTAACCGTTTCTTGTCCAATCCCTGCTCCACCACCAGTGGGAACGTTGCCAATGAAGCCGCCTTTAGCCATCTGCATAGCTTTGTTTTGAAAGTTACTCATTTGTTGCTGTCGCATAGGGTCTTGTGCAAGATAGCTCTGAAACCCATCCATGCTACCTTGATAGCCCATAGACCGTGCTATCTTTTCCATGCCACTAGGCTTAAATGCTTTAAACATTGCCATTGTTTAGTCCTTTTGTAATGCTCTATCTAATTTATCTTCGACACGATGTAATGCTTCCATAACCCTTGCCATATCATCTCTGAGTTCATTCTTAGTTGCATAGTCTTCTCGTGTTCTGTTTAATAATATATCTATACGTTTTACCTCTGCTAACATTGACCTAAACATCCAAAACGCAGGTGCTATTACCAGCGTAAGAATAACATTCCAAAACATCATGCTAGATAATTCCATAATTAAATCTCGTCAGGCCAATCAACAATGGGTGCATTGCCAGTTGGCTTACCATCACTATCAACAGGTACATCATACAAAGCCATAAACGCAGCAAGGTTAGATGCATTAGTTATGCTTGTTTCAATTGCAGCACAAGCTGTACGCACCGCATTACGATAGGTTGTTATTGAACTTGGTATAGCTGTAGACTTTTCAGCGTTCCTTACAACATACCAATCATACGGCGCAAGTTGACCAGCCGCTTGAGTTTTGGCTACAGCTATAGCTCTAGATTTTAAACCAAGTGTAACAACTTGATTTCCATCATCATCGAGAACTGCTTTGCCATCGGCATCGACCTCGTTGACATCAGTAAGTGATCTGGGAATTAACGTGCCATCCGTGTCTCTACCAAAATAAAATCTTTTATCAAATGGCTCTTCAGATGCAGCAGGGTCTTCCCACACAATACCATATTTAGTTTTCCATGCATCATCATAACGCATCCACAATGCAGAATGCGAGGTTCCATTATTATCTGTCCAAGCCTTACCCGGCCTTAAAATTTTTCCGCTATACTTCCACGGCATATTTTATTCTCCTATCGTGCATTAGCAAATTTAAATGGGGATTGGGCAAAGGCAAGGTAGATGTAACTTGATCCGCTTCCGTTATTAGCATCATATGTACCTCTGGGTTTAAAACCATTAGATACAAAGTCCACTTGATCTGTAGAATACGCACTTTCTGCGTCATCCTCATTAGCCCATAATCGCTGTGTAGTTACATTATATGTATCTCTTACGTTATCGAAAATTGTCCACCATTGTCCAGCCGCATTATACTTTTTAATCATAACCCAAGCTGGTCTAAATCCTGTGTAGACAAACGTGCCATTTGCGTTTCCGTTTCCAGTGTAGCTGCCAACCTTTGAGTAGCCCAAAACTGAATGAAAACAATACGCTATTTTTAAGGTGTTGCTACTTAAATCAGAGTGACCACCTAGATACCCACCAAAACTAAACACTGAAGATGTAGGGACTGTATCATTAAAATGGTTGACCCCCGGGTTATAACTAGCACCATCAGTATCAAGATTTAATGCATTTGTATTAGCAAGAACGTCAGGCACTTGCACAAACCAGTTGGTGCCAGAGGCATTTCTTGGTTTAGCAATTATAATATCGGGGGCAACGGTAAGACCATGCCCCACTGTTCCTGTTGATACGCCACTAGCATCCCAAGCTACAATAGAAAATCCTGCCGTAGTGTTTGCTGTTACCGTTGATAATATACTACCTTTTAAATTAGTTGAACCACGTGAGGTTCCTGATGGGCCAGTTGGATTAGTATTTGCTTGTCCACCCATTCCAGAATGTTGGGTACAATAATAGTACAAAGTAGCTGCACTAGCCGCAACAGTTATAACTGTTTTTGCGCCATCATTTCCCGGTGTTCCTGTTGTTGTTACACCTGTTGTGTATTCTGAACCGCCTCCGTGTGTACCATTTGATGTTGTACTAAACCTTAATGGATGCCCATCATTACTACTATCCGATTGATCAAACGTATATGTGCCGCCCTCTTGTAAATTTAAAGTAACTGCGCTTGTACCAAAGTCATCAAATCTGTATTTATTGCCACTATCTGAAACAACCTTGACAACGTATGTCTGTGATGGGGTTGCTCCCCCAGCAAGCCAGTTCCATGCAACATAGGTTGCTGAACCTGTGTTCATGGAGTAATCATTTGCATAATAAGGAACGTCGATAGTTCCGTTTGTATTAAAATTAAAAGGGCCAACACCATACTCAGCAATAGTTTGATTTGAGTTCAGTGCTATGTCCCCTCTCACAGAATCGACAAGGCTGTGGTGTCCTGTCCCACTGCTTCTGCTTTTAATCCATGTCCAATCTGAATTGAACCCAACAGTTACATTTTTAGTGGTGCCGCCATCGCCAGTATATAGCACCGTATTAAAATGATTAGTACCATCAGTGATTGCAGGGTCTGGCAAGTTCTGCGAACATAACGCAAGGAACCCAGTTGGTGGTGCAAAAGCAAAGCTGCCGTGACCGTTGCGATCTGCGTTGCTGTTAGCTGTGGATTTTATGCCATCAAAGCTGCTGTCTTGACCAAAGTTTGCGGTCATAACACCACTATTGCTTACAGTCCACATTGACGGAAACCACTCGTTTGCAGCCAAAGTGCCAGACTCATTAGTTCCCGCAGATGGATTACCATCAGTCCCACCATCAGCAGCGTACCAAGTATCGTTTATGCCTAACCAGACTTTTCTGTTGCTTCCATCATAGGCTACTTGCAAAACATCTGTAGTGCCAAAACTTAAACTAGACGCTATTGTTGCATTGTTAAACCTAGCGTATTGACCATAAAATCCAGCACCATTAGACCAAAGTTCAGTGCCAGCCGTGCTTATTCCTACCTCGCCATAAGCACTGCTTGTAGAATTACCAGCAAATTCAAAATACCATTTTAAAGATGAAGGAAGTTGAAAAGTTGCCTCTGTTGCATTTTGTGTTGTTGTTGTTCCTAAACTTAAATTTCCATTGCTTAATGTTCCAGAACGATTAGCTAGAGCATTCATCGTAGCAAAGTTATTCGATGGTACATCAGGCACACTATCCCGATAATCTAGGTTCACAGGTGTAAAGTGATTGCCGTTGGTGGTTACATCTTTGAAAAACGCAGCTTCTCTGGTGTCGGCAAAGGCCATGTAGACGTATTCACCGCTTGATGCGTTACGACCGCCACCATTGTCGTCAAGCGTAAACCCAGTAGATGTAAATGTAATACGACCAGCAGCAGAAGTTTCATCATCTACGGTGTCCCAATAGAGAACAGGGTCATCATACAAGCCACGTGTATCATCAAATACTTCCCAATTACCTGTTGTATCTGTACGCTTAATCATTACAAACGCTGGACGAAACCCTGTTGTTACTGATTTTCCTGCACTACCTGATCCAGTGTAATTGCCAATAGAACTATAGCCAGAAACTGAGTGCCAACAATACGCTAGGTAATCAGCAGAAGAATCATTATTTCTGTGATAACTTCCTAATTGTATAAGACTGTCTGTCGGGTCTGTATCATTAAAATAAGTGCTATCAGTGCCTGTTTTACCATTATTTAAATCAAGATATAAAAATCTATTGTTGCCTATAGTTTTATTATAAACCATCCAAGATGTTACAGCATCTTTTTTGAAAAATATCATCTCAGGTGCAGCATCCAAACCATGAGCAAGAGTTGCATTGGAGCCTGTGCCTGTGTAAGTAAGCACACTAAAACCTTTAGATGTATTTGTTGATACAGTTGATAATATACTGCCTTTAAGATTAGTTGAGCCGTGCGTTGAATTAGTATTTGCTTGTCCACCCATACCGCTGTGTTGTGTACAATAATAGTATAAAGTCGGCGCACCCGACGCAACTGTTATAACTGTTTTTGCACCAGCACTTCCCGGTGTTCCTGTAGTTGTGACACCTGTTGTGTATTCTGAGCCGCCACCGTGCGTTCCATTACTTGTTGTGCTAAACCTTAATGGATGGCCAGTGTTGGAGTAGTCTGACTGATCAAATGTATAAGTACCGCCCTCTTGTAAATTTAAAGTAACAGCACTTGTACCAAAGTCATCAAACCTGTATTTGTTGCCGCTATCTGAAACGACTTTGACGGTATAAGTTTGTGATGGTGTTGAACCACCAGCTTCCCAACACCAGCCAACGTAGGTATCGCCACTAGCGTTAACTGCGCCAGATGTGCCAACGCTAAAACCATCAGCATCAAAACTAGAAAACTTGTTAGCATCGGTTTGTTCGCTATCTGTAGTGTTTGATGAAAGAAGTTTAGTTGGGCCTGCTACAGAATTGCTTAGAATGTGACTACTTGTGTTGCTTCGTTCTTTAACCCAGACAAAATCTGGGTCAAAGCCTAACCCACTAATGCTTTGTGTCCCACCATTACCAGAATAAGTGACAGCATTGAACCCCTCAGAAACAACATCATCTTTAAACGTCAGGTGAAAACCATTGGTTCCAAATGTCAGACCGCTGGTATCTTTTGGTATCCAGATGCCATCCTTAGTTTCACCAAAACTGTCAGGGCCAAGACTTTGGCCATCGCAGTAATTAATCTCTGCTAGATAACCATTATTGTAGTCACCAACATATTTACCAATTTTGACACCCGTAAGACTTGTCGAACCGTTAGCACTTTGAGTGTGGTTCATTACATACATATTGGCACTTTGTGATACATTTATTGTTTGAATTGAAAAACCGCCACCACCAGCAGTAGTGTCTCCCTCATCTACACCATTTACATAGACCCTAGCTCTATCTGCTGCCGTTGCCTGTGTCGTATCAATTCTTACAACCAAATGATACCAAGCAGATGTATCACGAAATAATCTATTTGTTTGTAATATTATAGAAGAACCCGGACTCCCGCCTGAACCATAGTCGTAGTCGTTTACATAGATTGCGTTCTCATACATTCCTATAAGGTAATGATACGCCCCACTATCGTTGCCTTGATTATAAAAAGTCTGTGACCAATCACTTGAGCCAGCTACACGGCTAACCTTAAACCAGCATGAAAACGTAGACTTTGTTCTACTTCCAGCAGAAGCTATTGTTCTAGTTAAATATGACGAATCGCCTTCATTGAACTTTATCGACTGGTCAAGCTGATGACTATAAAAATTACCTAATGCACCACCCGGCGCACCTGCACCACCTAGTCCACCACCTGTTCCTTGAATAAGACTCATTTATGCTCCTTGAGAAGTCAGTGCGCCTGATACGGACACTAAAACACTTGAGCTACCAGATGCAGCCGTAGAATAATATGAAAGATTATACGTCCCTGCTGTTTGCAATGCAGCTAATGCAGTAGCATTAATTCCTACTACAGCATTTGCAGTAACAGAGTGACCACTTGAAGTAGTCCATTTTATATTACCAGATTGACCCGCTACAGTGTTAGAAAAAGTTATTTCTGTATTAGCTGCTGTAGTACAAGAAAAATTATTATTGGCTGATAAATCAAAACTGCCGTCATTTTCTGCAGTTATGGCATTTGTTCCATCATGGCTAGTTGCCCTTCCTGTTACCTGTACACCTGCTGCAACTGTTTCTATTTTCTTAGCGTTATTATGATATAGTTCTACTGCACCGTCATCAATAAACTTAGCTATAGTTTCGCCAGAACCCTCTACATTTAATGTACCAGCAATTTGTATATGTCCATCTGTACCATCCCAAAATGCTTGTATATCACTGCCAGTGCCTAAAATAATTTTATCATTGTCTGCCATGACAATATCATTGCCATTACTTGCTATGTCACCACTTAAATTACCAGTGATTGATGCGGCTGGTATAGCTTCAAGCTTTATTGTACCAGCAGTACCATCATATGTCAAGACATGATTATCTGTTTTAGATGCGTCTGCATCAAATTCAAGGTTGCCTATAGTTACATTGCCCGTGCCATTAGGTACAATAGATATTGCACCATTAGCAGCATCAGCTATAGTTATACTTCCAGAGTCTGTACCCGCATTTGTATTTAATATTAAGTCACCCGTGCCGTTAGTTGTAATGGTTGCATTAGCACCGCTATCACCAACACGAACTGTATCGGCATCTAACTGTACATCTCCTGTACCATTTGGAGTTAATGCAATGTTGCCATTGCTATCAGTTGATGTGATAGCATTACCGTTAATATTAATATTATCTACTTGTAATTCCGTTACAGCACTATTAGTACCGATAGTTACGCCGTCAATAGCACCAGCATCAATATCTACTTTGGTAATATTTACTTCACCTGTACCTGCAGGAGTTAAATCAATATTCCCATTTGTATTAGTGCTTGTTATTGCATTGCCATCAATTGTTATATTGTCGATGTCTACTTG